TGGAAACTGGATTCTGATTGCGAATGCTGCGATTGCTGGCACTGCATCAGCGGTTGACAAGTTCGAGGGTGATGGTTCTCAGACTGTATTTACGCTGACTTACAGCTACACTGGCGACACGGATGTTCAAGTTTACGTCAATGGTTCGTTGCGTAACCCAGGCGATGATTATTCTATATCGACAAACACGATCACTTTTGTGACCGCCCCATCTGTTCCCGCTGTTGCTGGCAACGAGAATGTTATTATCTGGGGTACATCGGTAGTCGTGGAAGCGGCCAAGTCTGCGGCTCAAGCTGCATCGTCTAACGCTTCTGCCTTTGCTACAACGGCGCAAGACTGGGCGGAAAAGACAAGTGGGCCAGTTACTGGCACATCTTATTCATCGAAATACTGGGCGACTACTACGCCAGTAACGACTGTTTCGACTAACATTGCTGATGTTACGACAGTAGCCGGAATATCTACTGATGTGACTACAGTGTCAGGTGTTTCCGCTGATGTCACATCGTTGGCCAATGCCTTGTCATCGAGCGTGAACTTTACGGTCACTGTAGCTGGTGGTGTATTTGTGATTGATGGAGCAAGTAACCCGACCCTGACTTTTGACAGAGGCAACACTTACGTCTTTGATGTGAGTGACAGTTCTGTTTCTGGGCATCCTCTTGCATTCAAGGATGGCAGCGGCAATTCATATACAACCGGAGTTACTTCATCAGGAACCGCTGGTTCAGCTAGTGCGACTGTCACTATTGTTGTTGATGCTAATGCGCCAAGTGCTTTGCTGTATTACTGTACTGTGCATGGTAATGGAATGGGTAACACCATTGCCACAGTATCCAATAATTTTGGAACAGTTGCGGCGAGTATCGGAAGCATCAACGATGTTGCTGGTCAGATCAGCCCAACAAACAACATTTCGACAGTCGCGGCAAATATTTCTGACATCAGTGCAGTAGGCGCTTTTAGCGGAGACATCACGACTGTTGCTGGAATTGCTGCTGATGTTACCGCTGCCGCAACAAATGCGACTGACATCTCAGCTATTGCGGCTGAAGTAGCTAAAGTGGTTACAGTAGCTAATGATCTCAATGAGGCTACCTCAGAGATTGATGTAGTGGCTAACAACATTGCTAATGTAAATCTTGTTGGCGCAGACATTGCCGCTGTTATCAACGCATCGAACAACCTGTCTGACATCAACAACTTTGGTGACACATACTTTGTTTCACCAACAGCACCATCATCACCGACATCTGGTGATCTTTGGTTTGATACGTCATCCAGTACTATGAAAGTGTACGGCTCATCAGGTTTCCAAAACGCTGGATCATCGGTCAACGGTACATCGCAGCGTGTGTCTTACACAGCAACGGCTGGCCAAACTAGTTTTGCTGCAACATATGACGCTGGCTTCGTTGATTTGTATTTGAACGGTATTAAGCTGATTTCTGGCACTGACTTTACTGCCACCAACGGCACAAGCATTGTTTTGGCTTCTGGCGCAGCGGTCAATGACACAGTAGACATCGTGGCTTACGGCACATTCTCTATAAGTAATTTCAGCATCAACGATGCCAATGATGTGGCTGCATCTGGTGCAACTAATGGGCAATTCCTTCAGTATAACGGCACAAATTGGGTGGGCGGTACAGTAAGCGCCCCACAAGCTGGCGCAGGGTACTTCGATGGTAACAACGGTGCGACTGGTGATACCACGAATGGCAAGGGTGACATCTTCCGTGTTCACTCGCAGACACTCAGTTCAAATGTAACCATAGGCTCGACAGACAACGCTTTGGCTGTTGGCCCTTTAACGCTTGGCAGTAACGTAACACTTACCGTCAACGGAAATCTGACGGTGGCATAGATGGCTTCGATATTAAATGTAGATCAAATAAACAATGCGGCGGGTACGTCTGCTGTCACGATTGATAGCAGTGGTAACGTGCAGATTCCGGGTCACGTTCTGCAGGTTGTTAACACATTAACCAACACACGAACAACAACAACAAGCACCTCTTTTGTAAGTGCAACAGATGTTGTAGCCACTATAACACCAACTTCTAGCTCATCAAAAATATATGTTTTGTTTAATATTGCGTATCGCTCCTACAACAGTAATGGTAACGATGCTATTATATTTATCGGCATTTCAAAAGATGGTGGAACTACCGTTTTGGCTCAAAATAGGCTTAGGTCGTATGATTACGGTGGTAGTGGTTCAATTGTAGAATCAAGCGTGTCTGCCTCTTTTCTAGATTCACCAGCTACAACCAACGCACTTACATATCAAGTGTATATTAAACTCACTAGCGGTAACAATGCTACCATAAATAATGATACTCCAGATGCGAATAGTAGCGTTACTCTTATGGAGATTGCACAATGAGTACGCTATACGTTGATACAATCACCGAAAAGACCAGCGGCTCCGGTGTTCAGATTGCGGGTCACGTTGTGCAGGTTGTTAGTGTTTCTGCAAATTCACTTTTAAGCACAACAAGCACATCCTTTGCAGATATTCCGGGTATGACTGCTACGATAACGCCTCAAAACTCAAGCAATAAGATACTAATTTGTTATGTTAATCATATCTATATTAATGGTGCTTCAAACATTAGCAATTGGCAGGTAGCTTGTACTAATTTGTATAGAGACAGCACTCTAATTCGTGAAGAACCAACAAACCAATATCACACAGGACACGTTCCAGACAGCACCACCCATAGGTTCATGGATTTCCAAACAGTATTTTACTATGACAGCCCCGCAACAACATCAGCAACAACCTACAAGTTACAAGGTGCGGCAGTAGGTGAGGTTATGTTTAACCATCCTAGCTATGGTAATGGCGGGACAATGACCCTAATGGAGATTGCCCAATGACAAGTATTCTAAAGGTCAATCAAATCCAGAACACGGCGGGTACTACTGCGCTGACTGTTGATACCAGTGGTCGTATTCTTCAACCATCTAAACCAGCGTTTTCTGTTTATCAAAGTACAGACCTTTCTGCACAAAACTATACTAGTGCTACAAAAGTTCCTTTTGACACGAAAGACTTTGACATTGGTAACAACGTAACTCTAAACAGTTCCGCCGTGTTCACCGCCCCAATCAATGGCATCTACCATTTTGGCTGTAATGTTATGGTTAATGCGCTTGAAGGGTCATCCTATGTGTCAATGGGTTTGCTCATTGACGATGCTGAAGTAGATAGCGCATTTGACCTCTCATACAGGTATCTTGAAGACAACCAAGGTGGCGCATATCAAACTGCACATAGTTCAGGGTTAATTCAACTCACAGCAAATCAAACTGTTACACCGTACATTCGTGTACTCGATGACACTACCGTCTCCCTTCGAGATGGAGCGCGTTTCTTTGGATATTTGGTAGGATAGGAGTAAACAAATGAGCATATCACAAGCCTTAACCGAACTAGGCATCACCGAATGGGTACTCCGTGGCGAACCTACCACTGAGGCTGAGTTTAACGAGATGTTCCGTAAAGTAACCGGAGCAGACGCTAATGGTTCGGCAATCGAAAGCAGCAACGTGGCTGACTGGGGTACAACTTGGTCTGAGGTCAACGCAAAGGCAGCAGAACTTCGCGCAGCAGAGCCTATGAAGCTACTCCGTGAAGAACGTGACCGCTTGATTGCAGCGACAGACTGGTGGGCATCTAGCGATCTTTCGATGACAGCGGCGCAGACTACTTATCGTCAGGCATTGCGTGACATTACCGAGACGTATTCTTCATTAGCAGATGTTGTCTGGCCTTCTAAACCGTAGGAGCATTAAATGAGTAAAGCAAGAGATATAGCAGATCTTCTTGATGCCAATGGAGATGTCGTTGCAGGTGCATTAGATAATGTTGCAGCTTTCCCCACTGGCTGGTCTTCTGCTTTAGACGGTTCTGATATGGTGTTTATTTATAACAGCGTTGAGGTTTTCAAGCTTACGACTGCGGGTGCGGTAATAGCTACAGATGATATTACAGCTTTTGGAACTCCATAATGGCAATAGCAGCATCAGGCGCAGTATCCTTTGGTGATCTACGCACAGAGTTTGTGGGTGGCTCCGGTGCAATCAGTTATTCTGATTTGTATCGGGGCGGCAGTAACATTCGTGCCAAGGCTGCTAACAATACTGGCGTAAATTTAGCTGCGTCTGTGCCTACAAGTGGCATAATAAATTTTACCAACTTTCGCGGCCAAGCCAAAGGCTTTCGGTTTACATACACTACAGAATCAACCGATCAAGACGCTGACACATTATTTGGTTCTGACTATGCTGTAGACTATCCAAAAGAA